GCGCTCTGGCGCTCTGGCGCTCTGGCGCTCTGGCGCTCTGGCGCTCTGGCGCTCTGGCGCTCTGGCGCTCTGGCGCTCTGGCGCTCTGGCGCTCTGGCGCTCTGGCGCTCTGGCGCTCTGGCGCTCTGGCGCTCATCGACCAGGCAGGCAGGCGCGCGCGACGCAAGGGGCGTGCCGATGTAGGTAATGGTACGACGGAATCTGTCACAATGCATTAGGTAATAGGAGTTTATTGATTGACGGAATCTGTCAGAATAGAGGTGGACAACGAGGTCCGGAATTATTGTTCCACGCGTGAAACAATCCGGTGGAATCGACTAAGGAATGTAGGGTCCTGCCCACCACCCCTAAAGACACAAACCAACCAATGCAAAGTAACTTAGGTTCACAAGCAGAGTTACTCCAACCAAAATACCTAGAACCAGGACCATCTTCACCCTGCACCCAGAATTCACTCCCAAGTGAATCGCCCATTTCCACAAAATCAGAAAACCGACCTAGGAAACTCAGTTGCCATACGGCATAAAATTCGCTTGACAATAACGCCGTGCCAAAGTACGCTCTTCCTCGTGGCACCTCCCAGGAAAAAGTCTTCCGAGTCCACCAAGTCTCCGGTGCCCGCCGCGAGTCCAGCGCCCATCGCGCCCTCGAAGAAAGCCCACATCGCCGAGGAACCGGAGCAGAGATACTCACGCCAGCGAAACGAAATCCCGCCGACTGAGGATCCCTACGACCGATACCTTCTGAACCTTGCGGTTATGCCCATCCGGGGAGAGGCCCTGCGCGGCACCGGCCTCACCCCGCAAGACGTCCGCGCCAGAGCCGAGGCAGACCCCGAGTTCTCCCTCAAGCTCTCCCAAGCGTGGGACATCGGCATCGACGTCGCCGAAGACGCAGCCTTCCAGCGTGGAGTCCTGGGTTGGGACATCCCCATCTTCACCAAGGACGGTGGGCTCGCAGGTTACGAGCGCAGATTCGACGGTGGTCTGCTCAAGGAAGTTCTGAAGGCGAACCGAGCGAAGTACCGTGGTGAGGACGCTGGCCGCGCCCGTGGAGTTTCCGACGAGGCTCGCCGCGAGGCAAGCCAGATCTTCTCCGAAGCCGGATCCCTCCCTTGAGATGCGACTTCTACTCGCCTGACCGGCTCCGCCGCCTCGGGAAATACCCTCACCTGATCGGACACCTGGTCGGCAAGAAGAAGCTCACCCCCATGCACTCGGACTGGATCAAGTCCGTCTGGGACCCCCAGGCGCACACGGCGATCCAGGCCCATCGCGGCGCATACAAGACGACCGCAGTCACCGAGATCGGCTCCATCCGGAACTTCCTCCTCCACCCCGACGACCGCGTCGCGCTGGTGCGGGAGACCTGGTCCGTCGCCAACGACTCGCTGAAGACCATCGGGCTCTACATGGAGCACGAGCTGATTCAGGAGCTGTTCCGTGCCTTCCACGGGTTCTACCCGGAGAAGATCGTGAACCGCGACGGTCGGCTCACGTTCAACTTCAAGGGCTCCATCACGAAGGAGGGAAGCCTCGACGCCTACGGTATCGACACCGTCCCCGTCGGCTCCCACTACGACACGATCCTCGTAGACGACGCCATCTCGATGAAGGACCGGTACTCTCGCGCCAAGCGGGAGAGCACTCGTGCGAACCTGCAGGAAATCCTGACGAACATCTTGGACCCAGGTCGCTTCGCTCGCGTGGTCGGGACCCCGTGGCACAAGGAGGACGCCTGGGAGATGCTGAAGGGGATGGGCATCAACCCCATGAAGTTCGACGTCTACTCGACCGGAATTCTCTCCCCCGAAGAGATCGAGTTGAAAAAAGCCACCATGACCAAGGCTATGTGGGCGGCCAACTACGAGCTCGAGCACGTCAACGCCGACGACATGGAGTTCCAGAACCCCGTGATGGGGCCCTGGCAGCAGAACAACTTCCGCAAGGTCGCCCAGCTGGACGCCGCCTACGGTGGGCGCGACACCACGGCCCTCACCATTGGGTCGAATCGGGAGGACGGGCGGCTTCAGCTGTTCGTCAAGAAGTGGGCCTGCTCGGCCGAGAAGGCCAAACCCGCCATCATGGTGGAGCTGGAGCGGCGCGGGTGCCACGAGCTCCACTTGGAGACGAATTCCGACAAGGGCATGCTGGCCCGTGTGTTCGAGACGTTCGAGGAGGAGAGTTGGCTCGTGTGCGAGTCCTACCACGAGAGCCAGAAGAAGCACGAGAAGATCCACGACTATCTGGGCCACCACTGGCACCAGATCGTCTGGGCGAACGACTCCGACCCGGAGGCGATGATGCAGATCGCGGACTACACCGAGGACGCCGAGCCCGACGACGTGCCGGACTCCGCAGCCTCTCTCCTGCGCGAGGTGTTCTTCCCCGAGGAGGAGAAGACCGCCCGTGTGATGTATTCTTGACCACCCACCCAAGGACCACGCCATGACACTCAGAATCAGCAAGACCGGCACCTTCCCCCAGTACTCCGAGATCTGCATCGGCACAACCGCCGAGATCGAAGCATACACCCCCAATGTGGAGGTCGCCACGGCGAGTGCCACAGACACCGGTGTCGGGTTCTCGTGGAACAGGGCCAAGGGATCCTGGACCACGGGCAACGCGGACGCGACCACTGGAAAGTCAGCCACGGCCCTGCCCATCGGGTACGACACCGGCACCGGCGGACAGATCACCCAGGGCACCGGCCGCACCACAGCGGTGACGCTGAATAAGCTCGCCGGACTCGTCACCTTGTTCCCCACCACCCTGGCGGCGAACGCGAGCCAGACGTTCGTGCTGAACAACACGAACATCGCCGCAGGCGACATGGTGCTCGTGCAGCACCAGGCTGGCGGAACCCAGGGCCTCTACAACTTCTCCGTCGTGGCCGGGGCAGGTACGGCGACGATCACCGTGCGGAACAACTCGGCAGGAGCATCCCCCTCCGAGGCCCCGGTCCTGCAATTCTTCGTGCTGAAGGCCGCCGTCGCCTGATGCCCAACGAACTCGAAATCATCCAGGCGGAGCAGGCCGCAGTGGCGAAGGCGATGCAACGTCGCCCTTCGTTGGGCGCGCGCGTCGACGAGGGGATTCTCCGCGAGGTGTACCTCCACAACGACAGCTTCCGGAACTTCGTGACGGGGTCCGGCGTGCGCGGCAAGGATCGCACGACCGCCAACCAGGTCAACCCACCGTACCTGCTCACCTTCCCCGAACTCTCCGCCTTCTACATCGGCGACGGGCTGGGGAAGCGGATCGTGAAGATGCTGGCCGACGACTCCACCCGCAACGGGTGGGACATCGACGGCGATCCGGACGGGAAGATCGTGAAGCAGATGGACCGGCTGAAGGTGCGCAAGCACTTCGGCGAGGCCATGCAGTGGACCCGGCTCTTCGGCGGGGCGCTCACCATCCTACTCTGGGACGACGGCAAGCCCCTCTCGGCGCCGTTCAAGTTCGACCCCGAGAAGCCCCAGAAGCTCCTGGGCCTGCGCACCCACTCGGCCGCCGAGATCTGGATCATGCCTACGGACCTGGACACCGACCCGGGGTCAGTGCGCTACGATCTCCCCACATACTTCACCGTCCGGCGCGTCTACGGCCCGCCCTACGAGGTCCACTGGACACGCGTGGTGGAGTGGCGTGGTGACCCAACGCCCGATCGGGTCTACCCGGGGATGGACATCTACCGCCGCTACTGGGGGTTTGGAGTCATCCAGGCTGCGTTCGACAGCTTGTCGAACATGGGGCTTTCCTGGAACGCGATCTCGAACCTGATGCAGGAGTCGGTGATCGGAAAGTACAAGATCAAGAACCTGAAGCAGCTTCTTCTCGCCAAGGACTACGGCGCGATCGAGCAGCGCATGGCGAACATCGAGCTTTCCAAGAACTACCTCCACGGCGTGATGCTGGCCGAGGACGAGGACTACACCCGCGACAAGCTCGAGTTCGCAGGCGTGGCCGACGTGGTGGATCGGATGATGATGCGGGTGAGCGCGGACGTGAACATCCCCGTCTCGCTCCTGTTTGGCCGCGGCGCTGCCGGGATGAATGCGACGGGCGAGGGAGATGCCCGCCAGTATTACGACAGCGTCGAGGCCCTACAGGGCCTCTATCTGCGCGCACCAGCGGAGGCCCTGGCCGTGTGGATCGGGGCATCGGTGCTCCCCGACGTCGACCCGGACGACCTCTCGATCAGGTTCCGCCCGGTCTGGTCGATGAACGAGAAGGACGCGGCGGACGTGCGCTACAAGACGGCCCAGGCAGACAGTCTAGATTTCATCAATGGAATTTTGTCCGCCCTGGAAATCCGCCGGAATCGGTACGGCGGGCGGTACTCGAACAACACCAGCCTCACCGCCGAGGAGGCGAACAACCCGCCGCCGAATCCGTTCTTCCTCCAGCTCGGCCTGGACAACGACGGCGAGCCCCTTCCAGGAACGGTGCAGGGCGGCGAAGACGCGAACTCGGGAACGACCGAGGGCGGACAGACAACTCCGCACGCCACAGCTTCCCAAACCTCCGCAGCACCCTCCGTGAACCTCAAGGAAGCAACGAAAACCAGGTCCACACCAGGGAGCATCGGCGGGAAGCAGAAGAAGGGCGTCACCCAGCCCGGCGCGAGCGCGGTCCACAAGCCCGGAAGGTCGAATCGAATCACCGGAGACCGAATCGACGCCCTCCGAAAGGCCTTGATGGACCACCAGGACGATCCGGATGCACTTTTGGCGGCGCTTCTGTCGTTCCGCCACGAGGGCGGAGACCTCAAGGGCTTTCTGGAGACCATTTTGAAGGAAAACGGGGAGTAAATGGCCGAAATCAGCGACGAGTTGCTCACGTACGTGGTCCAGAAGGCAAAAACCATCGAATACGGGGAAATCGTGATAAAATTCAACGCGGGAGCGAAGGACAAGGTCGATGTCGAGGTGGTTGAAAAGCGCCGGTTTCGCCAGGACGACGAAAAAGCGGTCCCGCCGAAGGACTTTCTGCGGGGAGACCGCTCGGGAAGCACCACTTCGAACTCACTCCACAGGGGTTGAGAAGAATTTTGTTGGATTTTCAGAGTTGTGGAGCTATGTTCTGAACCTAACGCCGCCTGTTCACGGTGGCCGGACGCAGTCCGGATCATCCGTGGAACGGCCGTGTTAGGTGTGATTTTCTTGCATTTGTTCATTTCACCGACGAACTGGGAGATTTGAAATGGGAAGTCCCTTTGAGACCTATTCCCCGAAGAAGCCAGGCCACAAGAATCCCAAGGATGTGAAAGTCCGTGGCGTCTTGATCTGGGGCCCGCAGGGTTGCGGAAAAACAAAGAATGCCGACATTCTCCTGGAGCACTTCGGCAAAAAGCGTGTGATGGAGGAGTGGGAAAATCACGACGTTCCCGCCGACTCCATTGCACTGGCTTGCGAAAATGCGAAGGACATTCCTGGGGCCATTTCCTTCTGGGAAGCATTACGCCTCGTGTGTGACCGAAAGATCGCACAGCAGAGCAAGGCGTAGGAAGTACTCCGCCTTGAGCTTCTTGGTTTTCGGAGGAGCGCCTCCCCAATACAAATACACGTTCGAGGTGTCTTCGGATCCGTTAAATGAAATTTTGGCAGCAGTTTTCGGCGTCAATTTTTCAAATCGGATGTTTTCGAAGATCGGCGCATTTTGGCGATTCCTCACCGTGTGGGTTCCGTCTGAATTTGCCTGGATGTGGTATGGAAGGATTGCTTCGCGGAAAGTGGAGTGGCTCATTTCGTTCCTTTGCTGTTTGCTATTCGGCTGCTCATTGCAGCTATTTTGTGGTTATTCATTTGCAGCCATTACCATGATTTGTTCATTCCACCGACGAACTGGGAGATTTTAGATGGACAACGGTTTCAAATCGGTGTTGATTTTGGTTCTGGCTCTTCTTCTGGCGTTCGTATACGAGATTTACAAGGACACAAGGGATACAGTTCATTTTTTGAGCATTTCAAAGAGCGCAATAATTACACCGAAAGCGGCAATAATTATCGCCGCCCATTGCAAGAACACAGGGGGTTGCGATCTTCTGAAGGTTTCTAGATCCTCGCGCAGCGATTCCAACCCCTCCCGCGTACTCCTTGTGGATTCGGCAATATCGG